TGATTAAATAACTACATACAAATTAGTGGCACTATACAGATACCATATGGTAATGATTGGCTAGACCTAGATGAAGTTGAGAGAAGAGCATTTGAAATTGTAGTTAACAAAGTAAACATTGAAAGACATAAAGCAGCTCAAGCAGAAAAAGAAGAACTAAAGAAGAACCTTCAATCTTCAACTCAAAATCATTCTAGGTCAATGTTTGATGGTATGCCAATGTCTAGTATAAGTATGAGATAACAACACTAAATGGCAACAAATAATACAAAAGCAACTACATCAACTAAGAAGGAGGAGACTAAACAAAAGTCTCCTTCACCTCCTTCTAATGGAGAAATAAACTTCTCTAAATACAAAACAAATCCACCATTACAAGTGTTTGGAGATACTTCTAACAAAGTAAGACCAAACACTTACAAACAACTAGGTAGAGCCACCTCATTTGTAAGTAATGGTGATTCTTTGTATGTAAATACAGGACCACATCAATATGCTTTAGCAACGTGGGATTATGCTAGAAAGAATGAACCAATAATATCTGATGGTTTAGATAAGATAGTATTATCAGTTTTGGCTAAGATAGGTTCCTATAATCATCCTAATCCAGACATAAGAAAGTTTATAAAAGCTAACTTAAAACATAAGATTAGACACTGGATTGAAAATATAACTTATTCTATGTTGTGGTCAGGTAAGTCTGTATCAGAGATAATATGGGAAAAGAAGTGGGATGGTGACACCCCTCAGTTATGGGTAAAAGATTTAATAAACTATCATACATCTCAAGTTATATTAAGATTAAATAACTATGGTACTTTAACACATGGAGAACAAGTATTAAATAGCCAGTTTAATACAGGTGTTTGGGTTCCTAGACCTATTTTAACTGAAGATAAAAAGATGTATAAAGTTGATAGAAACAACACAGGATCACATATAAGACTTGCTAAAGACAAGTTAATTATAGCTACATATAAAGATGAAGGTAATAACCCTCATGGCACACCAGCTTTATATGCAGCTATTCAATGGTCTTTATATAAAGCAGCCTTTGTTGATATGTATTCTATAGCATTAGACAGATATGGAACTCCTTTAATGTATTTTATAGTACCTGCCACACAAACAACTGAAGACATGGAAGAAGTTGATGGTACCATTAGAAAAAAGATGTTTAGAGAAGCACTACAAGATGAACTACAAGACTTAAGAAGTGGTTCTGTTTTAATACTTGAAAGACAAGGAAACAAAGATGCAGCAGAACCAAAAGTAGAATCATTAACAACTGGTAATAACTTTGGAGATTCATTTATAACAGCCATTGATAAGTGTGATCAAAACATGTTACATGCTATGGGAATACCTAACCTACTTATAAAGAATCAAGACTTAGGATTAGGTTCTGGTGGAACAACTGAAAAGCAAGTTGAAATGTTTGAAATGTCTATTGAACAAATAGCAATAAAAGTAAGTGAAGTATTAATTGATCAACTTATAAAGACTTTAATAACTTATAACTTTTCACCAAAACTAGTAGATCATGCTGATAATTATGGAGAATTTATAATCAAACCAATAAGATATGTTGATTATAAAGTAATGGCAGAAAGTGCAAAGATACTAACAGAAGCAGGAGTTATAGCACCATTAGTAAGTGAAATGGATAGAAAATTTATTAGAAATCAACTAGGAATACCTAATGATCATGAGGATGCATAATGAGTATTGCACATAAAGATGTAACAACAATTGATAATCACACACCTTACAGATGGGTATTTAATAATGTTACAGAAAGACTAACACTAACCTCTATTAACTCATCTGAGTTATATAAAAGAGCCTTACAATTAGATAATGAGTTAGAATATACATTAATATCAACATCACCTATTAGATGGAAAGAATATGGTACAACTAACTCAATACCTACAACAACCGTAGCAAGACTTAATCCAAGTCCAGTTATAACTGTTGTAGAAGATTTATCTATTAATCCAACATATTCTTGTTTAAACTTAACATCAACTGCTAATGTAACTATAGTATCAACCCCTAGTATCATTGGAGCAACTAGCAATGCACAAGAATTAACTCTAGTAAATGTTGGTAATTATAATATAGTATTTCAAAATAAAACTGTATTAGAGGGATCTCTAATAGATACATCATTTACACTAACTCCAACTGCTAGAGTAGTAAAACTAATATACATAAAACAAGGTTTAAATTTATGGTTTAAATACTAAGTACAATTTGTATATAAACAATAAAAAACAACATTAGATATACTTCCAATGTTGTTTTTTATTGTTTATATACATATATACATATATATATATATATATATAATTAGTTTTTAGCTTTATGTAATAACTTAACTTGATTCTTTCTAAAGTTCATATACCATTGTGTAAACAATACATGTTTACAGGGACTAAACCTATCAGCACAGTCACAAGAGTTACCTTGTATAAAGTAGGTATCTCCCTTATCATTGCTAACAACAAATGTATCTTCTAATGAATTAATAACACAATAACCTTCCATGATTAACATACCAGCAATAGTATTATTAACAACAGTATGAGGATCATCTATAGGTGCAATCTTATTAGTACTAGAACTACTTCCTAATGCTACATCATAATAAATATAACCATCATTAGGACCTCCATCTTTTAACACATTAACATTCTTAAAAGCACCACCAATAATTAATTTAGACATGTAATTATTAATAGCTAAATATAGTAAAGGATTCTTCATTTATTATTTAATTGATTCTTTATTTGTATATACATTATATAGGAATGTTATCAGCAAAGTCTTGATATAGTATTAACATTTTAGGTAAGAAATCCTTAGTCATATATTCAGGAAATATATAAATCTTATGTTCAAACATTATTAAATTAGACATTATTATTTCATCTTGAATCCTAGTAACAAAACTAATAGTATATCCTAACTGATACTCAAATTTTTGAAAAAGGTTTTTATCTTTATAATCAATACATACTACTTTTAAACAGAAGTTTTTAAGACTAAATTGTTTCTCTTGTTTCTTATATAAAAGATAATGTCTAAGAACTAAACCTTCATACAAGTTATGACATATTAGATTTAATAGACAGTTGTAAATACCTATTAAAGATATATTATTAAATTCATACGAAAATCTTACTTTTGGGCTAAGAATTTTATGATTTGAGGAATCTGTTAAAATAAGTTGATCATGTTCTAATAACTCATAAAAGATACTAGCACTGTCTAAGCTATCAACAAACTGCTGAGCATTAACACTTAACAAGTAATCCTTTTCCTTATCTAATATTTTAATTTGGGTCATTTATTTATACAGGAATATTATCTACAAGGTCATTATAAAGCACTAATATCTTACTTATAAATTCATTTAAATCATTAGGATAGATACTGAAGTAATGATCTTTATTATATGTAGGTCTAGATGTAAATAATTTATCTTCTAGGATAAGTTTAGTATCTTCTATATAAACTACATATTCTAATTCCATATTATTAGACCATAATGATTTTGTTTTATTATTAATTTCAAACCTAATATAAGGCCTATTAGAATTTAAGAAACATACTTTTAATTTATTTTTATTGCTTTTATTATGTAAAATATGTTTTAAATTTAAAGCCTTTTCTAGATTAGAATAAATGATGTTTAAGACAAGATTATATAAGCCTATAACTGTTATACAGTTATAAGATTGTATATCCCTTTTTAATATAAAATCCTCTTGTAATAACTCATAAAAAATACTTTTACTATATATACTATCAATAAATAATTTTATATTAGTAGATGCTAAGTATTGTTTTTCTTTTTCAGTAATAGTAATCACAAAAAACCACCTTATAAATCCAAGTCTTCTTGTGGCATTAACTCAATAAACTCATCATATATAGTACAAACTTTAAATAAGAATTCATTTAAGTTATCAACCTTATAAAACACCTTATTAAATAAAGAAGTAGCTTCTTTGTCATAAGGTCTAATATAAGTAAAATATAAATCCCAAATACCAATTTCTATCTTAATAGTTTGTTTATTAGGATTAATTCTATAGATAAAACCTACACCTAATGTTTCTGCGTTTTGATATATCTCATTAAAATTATAAGGAGAAGCTTTAGGACAAGATTTAATAACATTACTAATAGCTTTAAGATTATTTTTCTTATTTAAAGCAGGAATAATCTTATAGGGTTCCCCCAAATATAGATAAAGATTAACAAGCTCAAATATACTGCAAAGGAATATAGAATCATTAAGAGGTATATTATTTTCATCAGCTTTAAATATCTCTCTAATAAAGGTATAAGTAGCGCTTTCCTTGTCAAATATAGATAGGGTATTAGACATTAGAAAGTCTAGTTGTTTATCTGTTAAATAGTTTTGTATTGTAATAGCCATAGGGTTAAAATAATTAGCTTCTAGTAAAGCATATAATATATCTTCATTGCATTTTTTTATTAGATCTGCAAAGTTATAATCATTTGATTTTGTATAATGAGGAAAATTATAAATTGCCATAAAAATAGGCTCTAATAAGAGCCTAATTAGTTAAAATATTAAGTTGTAATAGTATTATAAATTAACTATTAATTAAGTTACTTTGAAGTAAATAAATATACTTATCAATTGCTAAAGAATGTTCTTGTAACACATTACTAGTAGTTTTATCTATTGAATCTAGCCTATTAATATAAATATATAACATAGAACTGATAGTCTTTAAAACTTCAACAATAGTAATAATATTTCCTTGTATATCATTAGATATTTCATTTATATCATCTAATAATGTATTCTCAATACTAAACTTTAGATTAACTCTAGCCATAGCACCAAATGATCTAATTCTTTCAGCAAGAGGATCAATAAAACCACCAATAGTATCTAGAATCTCTTCAAATAGTTTATGAATAGAAATAAAACTACTACCTTCACTATTCCAATGAGCCTCCCAAACTCTACCATGAGCATCATTATAAGTAGCTATTAAACTATAAAGTACTGAACTAACTTCTGCTCTAACTTCTTCTGGTAAAGCATGTGTTCTAGTAAATTTAATATCTAACAAATTTGTTGTATTATCTTCCATTTTAATTTAATGTATTATATATTATGTATAATACATTATATAACACCTATTTAGTTATAATAAGTAAACATAAATGCCTACAAATATATACAAATAAGATATAATATTAGGTTTATAAAAAGTAAATAGTAATACACTAAACAGTAATATAAATAATGCAGTATCCTGTATTAAACACTAATTCTATTGAAGCTAATATATCAGAAACAAAAGCAAAGATACCTCTCTTAATAAAAGGTAATTGGCATGTTCCTGGATATGGTTTAATGAGAGTTACAGATAACTATATTGAAAAACTTAAAGATAACTACAAATCAAATGTATTAGGTTTTAAACCTTATGCAACACTAGGTCATCCAACTGATTCACCTGATCCAGCAAGCATTGATGGAGAAAGAAAAAGAGGAGACTTAGAAGATATAGTAGTAGAGAATGATATAGTATATGGAGTATATGATATTAACTTAGAAACATATAATCTTATTAAAAATGGGGATTATGAGTATAGTTCACCTGAGATTCAACAAAACTTTAAAGATAAAGTAACAGGAGAATCAAAAGGACCAACTTTACTAAGGACAGCACTAACAAATGCACCTTTTATGCCCTTCAATGATAATAAGATAGTAGCTTTATCACAAAGTAATAATACTAATGATGAAGAGATTATAAGTCCAATATGTATTAAACTATCAACTACTATTAGTGTTAATACACAAACAATAGAACCAACAATAGAAACAAAAACAGAACAAGAATATATAAAAATGTCAACCAATCCAATTGAAGTAACAAGTCCTTCTGTATCTACCCCTCCTGAAGTTAAACAATCTGTAGATATTGAAGCAATTCTAACTAAAGTATTAAGCACTCAAGCAGAAACATTTACTAATACTCTTAACAGTCTTACAACTAAGTTTGATGAAAGTGTAAATAATGTTATTACTCAAACATCTGAGACTGTAGCTGCACTAGCAAGTGAAGTTCAGAGCATGAAGAGTCAAGTATCTGATGTACTAACTAAAGCAAATGAATTTGATAAGACTGCACAATATGTAACAAGTCTATCTAGCAGTGATAAAGCAAGACAACTTAATAGTAAACTAAAGGGTTTGTTTGATTCTGGTGTTACTCCTGCTGCAATTTCTCTAACTAAGAAGCTTATTGAAAATGAAGGTAATTCTGTAGTTAAGCTATCTATTAATGGTGCAGAAACTGATGTATCATTTGAAGATTCTTTGATTGAATTAGTTAAACTAAGTTCTACTAGTTTTCAAGATGAGTTTCAAGTAGGTGCTCAATCTACCCCTGTTAAAGCAAACTATATTAATCAAGTAATTGAAGCTAATAAAGCTAAAGCAGAATCTAGTAAGATTAAGAAATAAATATAAACTAATAAATAATAATAATAAATAAGAGAATATAAATGGCATTACAACAAATTCCTTCTTTTAATATGGATGCATATGCATCTCCTTGGGAAACAGTAAGTACTAGTGAAAAACCAGGTGTACCAACTTATCTAGAACTAGCTAAGTCTTTCTTACCTTTAGTTGGTTCAACCCCTCTAAAAGAACTATTTCCTGATCAAACTATCAAACAACCTATTGTTGCAATTGAACAAAGATTTGAAACAAGTGGTACTTTACTTCCTCCTGTTAAATTTGGTGAACCAGATCAACTATTAGGAGTTTCTCAATACACAACTCAAAGAAGATATATTCAACCTTTATACCTTAGAGGATCACATTATATTAGTTGGGGTGATGTAAACATTAGAATCAAAGATGGCACCTTAAATGACTTTGAAGATCCACAAGCTTATGTTACAAAGCAAGTTGAAAAGCTAGTTGAAACACATAACCTAACATGGGATGTTTATAGAGGTCTAACTCTTCTTGGTGGTATTAATTATACTGATCCTAGAAGTGGGCAACCAGTTAGTGTTTCTGCTCAGATTCCTGCTCATAACTTCTGGTCTTATAATAATGTAAATGGTTATAGAGGTAGAAATGAAGCTAACTTGTTTAGAGGTTTGATTGATTATAATACTCCTCAAGCTTCTACTGCTGGTGTGCCTTGGACTGAGCCAGATGCTGCTATTGTAAGTTGTATTCAAAAGTTTGTTTATTGGTTTAAAACCACCAATAAAACTAGAGTAACTGCTATGTATATTCACCCTGACTTGAAGCAAATCATTAGTGAAAACAATGAAATTAAACTTCAAACTGGTGGTCTTATTCCTAGATTAGGTGCTCAAACTGGTGATAAGCAAGTTATGATTAATAACACTGGTGGTGGCTATCAAGTTGAAGCTAATGAACTAGCTGCTAATGCGTTTGGTTCTATTGGTGTGGGCCCTGAAGGTATTATGTCTATTGCTGGTGTACCTATTAGAACAGTTGAAACTTGGTACAGAGATCCTGTAGATGGTGTAAGGAAGTATCTATGGCCTAGAAATAAGGTTGTATTTGTATCTGAAGTTAATCCTGATGGCACCTATGAAGCTCCTGGTAGAACACAATATTGTGTATCAGAAGAAAGTGGTGGTGAACCTGGATTGTGGATGAGAGAGCAAAGAGATACTCCTATTCCTGCTGCTCCTGGTATGTACTTGCAACTAGGTAATGCTGGTCTTCCTTATCTCCTATATCCTCATAGAGTTGCTCATATGACTGTTGGTACAATTCAAGATATTAATACTAGAATTGGTATTTTAGGCGATCTTGGTTATGGGTCCATCTAGAAAGGTCCCTAAGATATATTCTTACTACAAGATATATAATAAAAAAGAGGTTAGATTTATTTCTAACCTCTTTTTTATTGCTTATGTTTTTAAGTCTTTTCTAGTTAATTTCCATCCTCTATATTCAATTTCCCCTTTTAAAAGTTTTGATAAAGTAGAACTAGATATATTATTATCTGAAGCAAAAACACTTAAACTTCTAAATACAAATTCTTTATTATCTCTATCAATTAAATAATATTCAAATCTATTTCCTCTTAAAGCATCTTTTGAAACAATTAGATTAGTATTTTCTTCAGCTTTATTAAGATCTATTTTATAACCAGTCCAACCCTTATAAAAGGTGCCTTTATTAATCATACTTCTAAGATGAGATTGACTAAGATTATTTAAATTACAAAACTCTAATAAATTAGTAAATACATGTTCTACACCTTCTGGTGTTTTTACATGATATTCATAAGGCATAACACCAGTCTTTTTAGCTGTATGTTTAGCTTCTTTAAACTCCATATTTATTTTGGCTTTAGGTACATTTCTTATAGTCTCAGCTATCTTATCCCTAACATCTTGTGAAGGACTTCTACCAGTAGCAGCCTCACTAATTTTCTTTCTAGCTTCTGGTGTATGAGTCCTACCAGACATATAATTAATACTTGCTGATGGATTAATATTATAACCAAAGTCTTCTTCATAAGACTTATAAAAATCCATCCAGTACTGCTCTCTTTCAGTTAATTTAACTTTATCATTAGTACCATCTTCTAACTTTGGCACCATTTCTAACACTTCAAATATAAAGTCTTCTTCACCGTATTTATTAAAAGCTTTTTGAAGATAATCATTATCATGTTGATTCCTTCTAAGATTTAATAAATGATCTCCTTTTCTACTATTTAAATATACTGTTTGTCCAATATATCTTTTACCAGTTGTTTTATTTGTAAAAGAATATATACCAGATGGTTTGTTTCTCATTTGTTATTTCTTATTAATTATTTATAATAAAAAGAAGTTAGATTTATTTCTAACTTCTTTTTATTGTGTATATTTTATTTATTAGATAATAAATAAAACTAATTAAAAACAAACTTAATAGGTAACTTATCTAACCTTTATTATTTAATCTAACTATCATTTAAATGCTCTGATTTCCACATAATATTTAAGCTTGATAGATCTGTATGTATAACAATATATCCATGTTTAATTAACTCTTTATATATGTATATAGAATATGTCAAATCTTTAACTTGTAAGTCAAAATAAAACTGTTCTGCCCTTGATCTAATTAGATCTGCAACCTTTTGTAATTCCATTTCTTTAGTACCAGTATTAGCTAATTTATTAGCTTCTTTAGCACTTAGTAATGGCAGTATTTCCTTCTCCTTAACACTTGTATTTATACTACTATCTTTAACTATCATTTATGTGCCTACTTTATGTTATAAAAGCCTACAATAATATAGCATTATAATATAAAGTATAACAATATAAAGTAAGTTAAAAAAGAATACTTACAATAAATAAATATAAAAAGAATACTTATAATAAATAAATATAAAAGAGAAATAAATGGGTTTATACAACATTAATCAAATCCTTAGAGGTGCTAGAAATGCTGGTGGTGTAAAGACTTACAACCAAGCATCAGTAACTACTAAGCCAACAGCAGCTATTGCTGGCACTACTATTACTTTTAGTGGTGGTGCAATTGAAGTAGAAGGTAAAGAATATGGTTTTTCAACCTTTGATTTTAGTACCTTTTCTGCTCTTTTGAAGGCATCTACAACTTATGTTTTAAGTGCAGTTCCTACTTATTTAGAACCTGCTGATCAAAGTGCAGCAGTTTCTGCTGGTGTTAACTATGTTGTAACACAAACTGCTCTTGGTGAATCAGTATTAAATTACTTTATGAACCCATCTGCTATTAGTGGTATTAATGCATTAGGTGGTGAAGAAGCAGTAAAAGAAAGAGTACAATTAGGTACTGCAAGTGAAGCAGATTATAGAGCTTTTAACTTCTTCTCTAGTGAAAGAGAAAAGCTTGCAGATCCTAGATATGGCACAGGTCAACAATTGCCTATTACTGGTATTAAATATGTATTAACTGAAGTATCAGCTCAAAATAATAGTTCTAAGTCTAATGTATTAAGTACTTTTACATATAATGATTTTGCTAAGTTTAGAGCTACTCAAGGTGACATTCCTGCGGAATTTAAAGTATTAGCAACTGCTGCTGCTGTAACAGCTTATGAAACACCTTCTAAGACTTTCTTGTGTAAGAGAATCTTTGGTTATACTTCTTTAAACAATGCTAATGCAAACATTGGTGGTGTTGAAATTGCAGTTTATAATAAAACAACTGGTGCTCTTTTACCTACTCCTTTTACCAATCCTACTAATATTTCAACTGAAGCTAGTGTAGCCTCTTTAACTCACTTTACAGTATATGAATACTACAGTCCTTCTTATATGGAACTAGGTAATGTAGGAACTAAAGATAAAGTACTAAACATCCTATCTAATAAAGAAGCATCTGGTCTTGGTAGAATCAATCCTATTTACTTAGATAATCCTTTTAGTATTCAAAGATCTTCACTAATGAATACTAAAGCTAGACCTGCTTTAACTCTTTATAACAATCCTTGTGATCTAGTTAAAGTAACAGTATCTAGTTTAGGTCCTGTAGTACTTAGCTCACTTGTTCCTGTATATGATACACTAGTGTAATAACTACAAATTAATAATAAATAGGTACATCTAAGCATGTTTGATCCAAACATTAAAGTTAGAGTAGTAGCTGATTATAAATATAAAGATGGGAGTTACTTAATTGCTAACTCCTATCTTTCCTTTGATATTTATGATAGTACTAAGATAGCAGAACTAATTAATCTATATAATTCAAATTATGAATATAAAGATCATATTGAATTACCTTCTATAGACTCTTTACCATTCCATGTAAAACAACAACTACAAGAAACATATAAGTTTAATAAACCACAAGAAGCAGATGGTTATCTACCTCCTAGTGATAAACCCTTATATGAAACAGTTGATGATACATACTCTCCTTTTGCTCCTTCTCCTTATGAAGATAAAGATAACTTTGAAGTTCTAGCAGATAATATATATGAACCTAAAGTTGAAGAACCTAGATTCATAGAATTAACCCCTCCTTCACCTTCAGTAGCAGAAGTAAAAGATGTAGTTAAAGAAGAAGAAATAGTAGTAATTGAAGAAGAGGTTAAATCAGAATATAGTACATATACTCAACAACTACTTAAACTAACTAAAGAACAGTTAGAAGATAAAAGTGCTGCTGATATTAAAAAGGCAGTATTAGAAGTAGATTCTAAATATGAATATACTAACAAAATAGAAGCTATAAAATATTTATTAACTATTAAATAATAAACAATAATGAACTTTGCACAAGACATACAAAGTAGTCTTGATACAGTCAACTTTATAAAACTAGTAAGGCCTCTATGTGTATTAACACAGGGGTCTTCTTTTATAACTGACGATGACATATTATTTCAAGGCTACAATCAATTTAATAACATAGGGCTTGTATTATCTGCTGCTAAAGATAAAGATAATACACAATTATTTAAAATACCAACAACATATCAAGCTGTATTAGGTTTAATGACAAACTCTGAATATAGTTCAGGTTTAGTTAATGTAGCAGCAGAGTTAACAGCAGCTAATATCATTAGATCATTACCTCTTAATGACTCTTTAAAGTTAATTGAAAGAGGAAATACATTAGAAACAAGGGCATACTCTAACTTAGATAGAATTATATTCTTATATACATCTGCATCAGCAGTATCAGCTAATACATCTATTAGTACATCTAATGATTTCTTTTTCTTCTCACCTGATATAGATAGAACAACTCTTTTAGATAGTCAATTTGATGTTGGATTAGAAACAGAATCAGTTAAGTTAACGGGTGTTAAAACAGTTAAAACACTATCTGTTGATCTCC